CGAGTTTCCGGTCGCGCTGCCGGTATATTTAATCGGAACCCACTGTCCGGTGTCGCTGTTGACTTCGCCAAAGCTGGTTGGGTCTAATTGCTGCCCATCTATGAAGTGTATCTCAGCTAAGTAGCCATCAAGTTTATATAACGCACTAAAGTTTTCTGCCGAACCTAACGTATGAATAGCGTTTTGATTGATCGAATAATCGGTATTCAGTGCAGGATCGTTGCTTATCGAAAAAGATGTTAGCTCAACTCCGTTTACGTACATATGAAGTCTATTAGACGCAGTTGCTTGTGTTGTGTCTAGCGCAACGACGATGTGGTACCATGCGGAAGGGTCGCGAAATTTAGCAGTGCTAACTCTAAAACTAGACCCATAGAGACCATAATCTAAAGTATCCGCAGAACTGAAATATATACCGCCATAATTAAAGTCATTGCTACCCGAAGACGGCGTAGAACCCCAAAGTCTCTGGGTTGCTCCTGTAAAATTGCCCCGCTTGACCCACGCACTCCAAGTCCATGTCTTTCGGTTTCCAGCACTTGGTGTGCGATATAGGTACGCCGAGTCGTTGTCATTAAACCGGATCGACTGGTCAATAGAGTAACCAGCCGCAGACGATTTAGAAGTGCCTTGGATGATTGACATTATGCAAAGACCGCACTGGTGACGACATAGGCGTTCGTGCCATCGTCATAATAAGACAGCCAGTAGGTTCCAGCGGTGCTGATCGTCGTCGCCAGATTAGCATCGCCCTTAGTCGTCGCCGCCAGGCTAATCGCGTGACCGCCGCTGTTGTCCAGCAGGATATTGCCCGACTGACCAGCGGTGTGGTTGGTGAACGTTAGTGTGCCGGTGCCGCTGGGGGTACACTTGAAGTTATTGGTGGCGTTCTGGTCAAAACTGAGGTCGTTGTCGGTGGTGATCGTGCCGCGCTGACTAACGGTGAACGTCTGTGCCGCATCGGTGACAGCGTTGTCCGCATCGTAAGCCTGAACGTCTGAGCCGATCACGAGGCCGAGGTTGCTGCGAGCGGTTACGGCGTTGTTAAGGTCGGACAGGTTGTTCGCTACCTGAAGGAAGTCGGCAGCAGTCAACGCCACCTCCACCCACGCGCTGCCGGTGTAGACCTTCATCACGTTGGACGTAGTGTTGAAGTACAGGTCGCCCGCCGTCAGCGCATCGCCGTCATTATCAAGGGTCGGGTCGCTGGATTTCGCGCCGAGATAGGTGTCGTCAAAATTGTCAGCCGCCGTTTCCGCCGCTGCTTGTGCAGCCTCCGCTGCGCTCTGCGCGGTTTCGGCAGCAGACTGCGCGGATTCCGCTGCTGACTGCGCGGTCGTTGCATTGCCCGCAGACGTGGACGCAGCCGACGCGCTCGACGCCGCGTTGCTGGCGGATGTCGCCGCAGCCGACGCAGACGATGCGGCATTGCTGGCCTGAGTGGCAGCATAGGCTGCATCGACTACCAAGTCCCACTTGGCAGAGTCGGCGTTGCTGCTGATCGGCGTGGTGCCGCTTGACGTATGCGCCGTGTTGCAGCGATAGACGTTGTAGTTGCTGGCGTCCTTAACCAGATCGCGCACGGAGTAAGCGGTCGTTGCGGCCCAATCGCCGCGCCAGTTGCCGATGTCCTCGCCAACGACCGGATTGCCGTTGGAGTCAAACGCCAAAGTCTTGCCAGCCCGCGATGCCTTAGTCGGCAGCGTCATATCAACAACGCCACCATCCGCGACAAGCGCCGGGTCGTAGGTCGGCGCTCGCATACCGCGTTGGTTTTCTTCCGCGATCTGCTGGATCATAATGATCTGGCTATCAAGCTGTTCGTTAATCGCAGTAGCGCGGAAGTCGCCTGCCGTTACGAAGTCTGTCGTGCGCTCAATATCCCTTGACCCGACGATGGTGATCTGGTCGCTGGAAACCGGCGTTGAGGGAACGCTAGACCCGGTGACAATCGTGACGCTGCCCGTGCCATTGGCGTTGATCGTGACCGTGTAGTCAGTCGTCAGCGTCAACAGAGTTGCGTTGAAGTAGACGGCAACATCCGTCTGCACCAGAATCTCAAACGAGAAAGCATACGGCCCCGTACCAGCGGAGCCAGTGTAGACGACGCGGCGCGTCACTGCGTTGATACTATATTCCGGCATTTGTCAATCCTATTTGGGTGGATGGTACATGATAATTTGGAACCATTCTACTATTCGATTCCGAAAACACGCATCGGCGGGTTTGCATCTCCAGAAAGATCAGACCTAGTAGGCAGCTTAGGCGCATCGGCCTGTCTCTTTCCGCCAGCCGCATCCTTCATTTTGTCAGACATCGCACTGTCGATGACTGAGGCAATTTCAGGATATTCGCGCAACAACTGCTGACGCGCAGCTTTTCTATAAGCGCCAGTGATTGCCCTGATGATAATCATCTTGCCTTCGTCTCCTGCATTATCGTATTGCTTCGAAACTTTCCCGGCCTTGCCAGACACGACAGCATTTAGATATTCGAAGAAAGACACCTTGTTTGAAACGCCCGGCATTTTGGCGAGAATTGCGTTCTTTCGATCAGCGCCGCCGGACAGTTTTATATATCTGTCGTACACTTCCGGCGGATACTCGCGCAGATCATGTGCGACACGAATGCCTCTCCGCGTGAAGGAAAGAACAGGCTTGGGCATTCCGACGACTTCCTGCATCCGGCCCAACTCCTTATCAATCGGAGTCCCTTTGGCTTCCGAAAATCGTGCGGGAAAGAAAATGTTATAGACGCCGTTCGTGTCTTTCTGTTCTCGACCGAATGCGTCGAGGCGGATTGATACGCTTTCGGACAGGCCCGGTATCTTTTGCGCCACCGAATCAAGCCAATTACGCGCACGTCGTATTTCGGGATCGACCGTTCTTTCTACCGCGCCCACTGCCGCCGGGACAAAGGAACTTGCCAAACGATTGAAATAACTTTCGCCATACCGATTGGGATCACTCAGCGCGTCCATAAACGCGCTAAGTTGTTGCATGTAGACTTTGCTCAGAACGGCATTGGCGAAGGGTACGACGACTGACGTCGCCACACTTTCTTCTATTGGTACTCCGTCCAAGTCTACAGTGTCAGATTGTTTGGTGTAGACTCCGCTTAACAACTCGACAGAATCAGCGGCAATACCAATTAGGCTGCCAATAGTAGCAAAGCGATTATAGCTAATCCACTTACCGGGAGCATACTGGATACTATACGGCTGCCAGCCCGTCGCGGCTTTCATCTGCTGCCGCAGCTTGTAATCCTTAGGACCCGCTCCGCTTATCTTTCCCTCTGCCACATAAGCTGCCATGTTCCCCATAAAAGCGGTCCCTAATGCGATGCGCCCCAGCGCCATATCGCGTTGCGCGCCACCGGCTGCTATTTCCGCTCTTATCTTAGGGGACATAAAGGCGGCGGGAGTATTGTGAACAGTCCATCTAAACAGGTTGATGGGCGTCCTGACGAACGTGGCGAACATAATCCGCCCTAGCGGCACCGGGCCGAAGCGCATACCGTTCACGAGTTTAGCGACAGCAGGCGCAACTTCTCCCTGCAATTTTTCGTTAAACGTGCTTTCGATTGCCTGCGCTCCCGCCTTGTCCTTCAACCATTTCGGCGGGTCCGCGAGAATCTTAGTAAGCGCATCCCGCGCCTCATCGCCCACTAAGCCCAACTCTCCCATAACATGGCGATATGCTAACTGGTTGATAGTACCCTGATAATTAATGACCTTTAGAAGTTGATCTCCCGCACGACTCATATTCGTCGGGTACACCATCTTTAAGTAGTCGGCTATCCGCCGATTGCTGTTGACCGCACCAAGGTCGTTAGCGATGACGCCCTGCTTTCCGGGTATCTCCATAGGGTTACTGGGAAGAAACTGCTCCTGACCAGTTTTTAGGGTTCTCGCGGCATAGCGCAACCCGTTCCTGATACCCATAATCTGACCGAAAAGAAGATGCCGTGCCTCTCCCTCCATCACATCATCACCGAACTTACTTGCCGTGTAGACTGACGGGACGCGCCACAAAGTAGAAGACGCGGTATCAAGAATGTTGACGACCTGTGTCGCAGGGTTGGACATCAGGATATTGGAATATGCGAACAAGATTTTGTCCGCGCCATCGGCTTGCGCGACATCCTCTACAAACCTTGCCAAAGACTTGGGGTCTTTCAGCGTAGAGATTTTGTCTGCCAAATCCATCGCCGCATTCGTGCCACCAGACTCGTCTATAATTTTCTGTAGAGCCTTCGCCATGTCTTTGTCGGGTTGGCGCAGACGCTTGTGAATTTCCAATGCTCGTGCGATCTCAGATGACTGCTTTTTAGCAGTGCGGAGAATAGCGTATGTCGTCTGGAATGCGGCATTGAAACGCGCCACGTCTTCTGGCGATCCGCTGGTTCGCGCTTTATTCGCAAGAGGGATAAGTTCGTCCATCGCGGATCGGAACATCATCCAAGACGCGGCGATTTGCCGCCGGTCGAATATCTGCCCCTGTAACCCCTTGATAAGTTCCTGTGGCTTAATGCCAAGCGCATCGGCTTGCTGCATCGTCACCTTTTGCGGGATCACATCTTCTTCCGGCAGAATCCGAGAGATGTTAGCGATCTGCTGCTGGATATCTTCCGGCCCCTCGAATCGAGATACATTGACCTTGATCGGGGATTCGTCAATTTCGCCGGAAAGAAACTTTCTTGCTTGCTCCGCAAACTCATAGTTATCTTGAGTGACACGGACGACCGGCTGTTCTTGCGGGCTCATCTTAGGAACCTCAATGGTAGGTTCCGCCGTTTCTCCAACCGTGCTTTTGCGCCATTCTCTAAGAACGCGAAGGCTTAAAATGATACCTTCAGCGGCAAGTCCAAGTCCACCGTTTTCAAGACCAGATTTAAGACGCGCCAGAACCGCAGGGTCGTCTTCTTCAGCCTGAAGGAACTCAGTGATTACGTTCGGGTACGCTTCTTGAATTGTATTCGTCAGACGTTTTTCGTATGGATCGAACCCCGCCGCCGCACCAAAAAAGGCGTCGATTGTGCGTTTATATACATTAAGCGGCACACCCAATGCCTTTGTAACCTTACCCGCTACGCCCGCAGAGGTGAGGAACTGGCTGACGCCCTGTATCACTTCGCCTGTTATCGTGGTGGGATCAATGGTCAAAGATTCTCCAGATTCCTTGAGCAAATTCGACAAACTACCAAACACATTCTTGTCGCCTTCGCCCAAAGCAAAGTCGCCAGTGTCGAATGTGCCTAGCGGGATATTTTCCTCAAGCCACCATCCCAAATCGTTCACGCTTTTGATAAATTCAGAAACACCGCTGGTTACGCCACGCGCAATCGCGTGACCTCCTTCCATGACGACACCCTTGCCGATATCCGCAGCGACGCCTTCTGCCGTTTCGCCAACACCTTTGACCCAAGACGGCGTGATCGAAGACGCATAATTCTTAATCCAATCAAACACAGATTCTTCTTCGGTCTTGCGTTTCGGGGCTTTGGCGTCTTCAGTTTCTCCGGCGTTTTCAACCTTTTTTCGGGAAGACATAAAATTCTGCAATATAGCTTCATCGTTTGAAGCGTAAATGCGCTCTTTCTCGTACTCTGACGCAGCATCCGGCTCAGACAAAAACGCTTGCGCCGGGTCTTCGAACAGCGGCGGCTCAGGGACAACGACCTGATCGCGCGGCGCGTAAGCAGCTAATTCGTTTCTAGGAGAGTCGTATTCAGGGTTGATCGCCATTAGATCATTTCGCCTCTTTTATTGGTGCCGTTATGGTGAAATAGTTCAACCATTCGACCAATTCCTTGTTGTTCTGCTTATATTTCGAGGTTGCCCGCTTGCCATTGTTGTATTTGGTTTCGTTTTCTTGTATCAAAAGCTCCAAATCACTCGGTGATTGCGGGTTGAAAGAGTTTACTGGCGCAGGGATATTTGATCTGTACCTCATAACGATATCATTCGCCACCTGTTTAGGTATCTCGCCATTACGGACACGACTTCTGTACTCGCGTTGCGCCGCCGCTACGCGCCTATTTATCTTCGCCCTTTGCTCATCATTCATATTAAGAATAGTAATCCCCCCGATGGCTCCGCCAGATATCTGGCCCTTTACATATTCCCACTCTTCTTTTTCTTCTTCCTGCCCGTAACGGGGCGTGGCGTTCAACATTCTTTGGTTTTCCAAAACAAGCAACTTAAAGTCCTCTTCAGAAAGCTGATCGTTGATGCGCGCGCGAAGAAGATCGTCGTGCTGATCTATGCCATTAACAATGTTATCAGATATTTCAGACAGAACATTGATGTTCGTGGTTGCGTCTTGTGTTCTGGATTTCTCTTTCTCAGCAAATTGATAAAACAGCTTCGAGATTTCTTGACCTCGCCTCATGTCAGACAAGAGTGTTTCAGAATAATTATTTTTATTCTTAAAAAAGTCCGAGATCATAGCAGATTCTCGCGTCTGTTGGCCGCGCGTTTTCGCCTGAATTGCTTGTACCTGTGCGCTTTCTTCTAATTTAACCGCCGCAGCGTTCGCGCTCTCTGCGATCTTGCGAAGTTCTGTGCGGTCCTTTGGATTGGAATCATTATAAAATCTATCCAGCTTGGAACCTTCGGGAAGGCGTCCCTCTAAAATAAAACGCAAAATCTGCTCATCGGGTGTTTCGGGATTTCGTGCCCATGCTTCAACCGCGTCCTTCTTGGAGGCCAGAACTCTTTTGTTCAGATTATCAGAAAACGCCTTGTATCCCTCCGGGTCGCCTAATGCCATATAAAGATGGAATCCCTTCCGGCGGGTCGCCTCAATCTTGTCGTTATAGGTGATAACGTCTCCATTACGGGCGCGCGTATCACCCGTATCCATTACGTCAGGTATTTCATCAAGAAGTTGCCGGGCAAGCTCGAACGCCTTAACTTCGCGTTGTTGCTTGAGGCGCGCTTCGTACTTGCGCGACGCAGAAACAAACGCAGTATTACCAATCGTGGCAAGACCAGCGCGCATTTTCCTAGCGTCTGCCGTACTGTATCCCGATAAAGAAGACGCATATCCTTCGATAGAGGCATTGACGCGAGTCTGGAAGTCTCCCGGCGTCATCCGCCCTTCTTCAACAGCAAGCTGGAGATTGGATATCTCTTGACGACCCAGCAGTTCAATTTCGTTATTGATTGCCGAAAGAGCGGCAGAGCGCGCCGCATTTCCGAAGATAGTATCCCTATCGCCTATAACCTGTATTTCCTCACCTACGGCGACAGAATCTCTGATCTGTGCCGCAGTAGGCGCATTTTCAGCGCCGTATTCAGCGCCCTCAATCTTCGCCCGTTCGGCGGCCTCTTTGAAAGCAAACGTCGTCATGCGATCCAGCGCGTTACGAACCCCTTCAAACTCGTCGCGTATCTGCATCTGCGGCATACGGTAATTCAAGCCGCGTGTCGAAACAGACGGGACGGCGGTAGGAGAAACTCCTATTCTGCGATATCTAGGAAGACGTTCAGCCATTTATCGTCTCGTCTTCGGCTGGGTCGGCTGTTTCTCCTGGGTCGGTTTTTTACCTATTTTATAATAGTCATAACCAGCCTCTCCCAATGTAGTCGCTGCCTTGAAGTAAGATTGCCTCTTCGCCACTTCGCCCTCATAACGCAACCGAGAGGCTTCTTGTGCGCCGCGATTAAGCTCAAGCTGGGCGTCTTCTTCAAATATATTAGCCTGCATTTCTCCGGCTCGGAGCGTAATAGTCGCGTTGTCTCTTGCCGTATAGGCCTCGTCGGCACCACGCGCCAATGCAAATTGATTGAGCGCCCCCGCGCTGCCGCTAAACGGATCAATCCCACCAGTACCACTCATGGCGTTTAATGTCGCCATCGTGCTTACGATGTTCTCAAGCGTCCTCACGCCTTGCTCTTTGTATTTTAGCACTTCTGATCGCGTTTTCATCCGCTGCATCGTCGCTTCGCGCAAGGAAGCCATCGCCTGCTGCTGTGCCGCCTGCTGGGCAGCGGCAGCTTGTGCGTTCGCCATTTTCGCCTGCGCTTGACCGCCAGCAATAGTTGCGATGGCACTCACGCCAGCCGTGATAAGGGGGACGACCGCTGCTGTCATTGTGCTATACTCACTTTATAATCGACACCAAGAACGGTCATCTTTAGCGGCACATTTTGGCCTATCGTAATTTGACCGTCATAATTATAACCTAAAATCCCGTGTAGAGTTTTGAGGCCCGTGAACTCCGGCACGTCTTCGTCAAGGATGTCACCGCCCAAACGTCGGAAAGGTATTTCTTTGCCGTTGATTGTCATCGCTTGCGTTTCGTAGACTTCAGCGTTCACCTCAAAGATGCGCTTCTTAAACCCTTTCAGCGGGCCAGACGGCAGCTTTGGTTCAAACGGCAGCGTCTTGATTACAGGCGTGAAGTTAAGGCCGACTTGATACGAAGCAGTAGCAGCTTCAGCGAACGTAACAGTGAACGGAGTAGCTGGTACAGTTTGGTTAGGCTCCACAACACCATCTCGTATAATCGCGACACTAGCAGCTTCAAGGTGGTCCATAGAAACTGAAGAAGCCGCGCCGCCAGTTTTTGCACAGTCAAGAAGAACCGTCTCATCAAACAACTCCACATAATAAACGGTAGCCGCATTTACTGTTCGCTTCACCGCGACATAGACATCATCGACATCGACGCCGACATTTATAAAATCGCCATCTGTCGTCCATGACGACGGGGCGACGACATTCTGTGACCTCAAGACCGTGTAACAAGTTATCGAACCGTCATCGCTATTTACAATCATAAGCCTATCGCCCTCATCCGTAGACGTTGCAACGCGAACCGCCATCTCCTGCGGCGATTTCAGCAGATGAGACGAAAGTAGCGATATTTTTGCCGACGTGTACGCTTGAACCGCATCACTATATAAGAACTCTTGAAGCGCTTTTCCCTGTCTCTGAATAAACAAAGACGCGCCGTCAATGTTCTGCACACGGATGCCGGTTTTCATACCAAAAGCGGTTTGCTGCTTCACGATCAAATTTGAAGGCGTAATCGGCTCATCCAATGACTGCGGTACATAGAACTCGCCGCCGGTCGTGAATACTTGCAGATGACGCCCAGAGTAAATATCGACAATCGCATTAAACGTTCCGGTGTCTAGTGTCGCTTCAACAGAACTATCGTCTAATGCTTGCCCCGGATCAAAGTTAAAAAAGTCGCTGACGCGTGACCCCCAGATCGTAGATGGCAACCCTTTCGATCCGCCGAAATATAAACGCCCCTCATGGAACGTAACGCTTCGGGGCCAACCGCGCGTTGCACTCCACGCATTTTCATAACCAAATTCAATAGACCAGTTACCGCTACTGATTGCATTAGTATCGAAAAAGGGTATCTCGACATAAGCCTTAACAACAGTGTTGCTAACGAACTCTGTAATACGCGCCCGCCCAAAACCATTCAGCGCATTTATGTATTCACCAACCGCAGCTTCTTTGAACGCCTTAATGTCATATTGTGAGGTGGCGTCAGGAGCGGTATCGAAACTAGGCTCAACCGTTGCTATCTTAGAAGTTGCGTTATAATCAGCAATACTACGAGTCTGACCAGAACCAGTGCCACCTGTGATTTCAATAAACATACCATTGCACTGATCGTCTGACCCAAAGCTAGTGGCCGATTTGAGGGTAATCGTGCTTGTGCTGCCTGCTTGCGCGGTTCCGTTGTCGGTCGTTACGCTGGACGCCGTAATCTGGATATTACCGCTAGTGCCGGATGGCGTGATAGTGTAGGTCGGATTGTGTATATCAATATTAAACGCAAAAAGCGGAACATAAGAAAAATTTATTGTGGTGGCTGTCCACGAAGAATCACTTACACCGCGCACGATCTTGAGAGGTTCTAGGTCTTCATGGACAACGATAACCGTATCCGCCGACTGGACCCAATTTATTTCCGGCAAAATTGAAGATGTAAGCGCCGCTAATGTGAGATAATCGTTGCCGCTGCCATTGATATTCGTGATGAGAGCGCCATTCTTAACGACGTACATGCGCCCCGGCGTGAACACAAGCATGTAACTATCTGACACGCTAAACTCAAACTTGACCATACGGACAGCATCGCCAGCGCCAGAGTCCAGTTCGAAGATAAACTTCGTGCCTTCACGGCGCTTTGCGCCACCTTGCGGTTGGATTGATACGTTTGTCGCCGTCGTTAGGCCGGACGAGTATTGGGCAATATCAGTACGCGCCCTCAGTTTAGGGTCTAATTCACCAGACGTGAAATCGTTCTGTATGAATACAGTGCGGCTCATCCACGAACATCCGTTAGTGGGAACTCCATGATATTCTGCGGCGGGCGGTCGCCGCCGTCAATGTTCATGGAAACGCGCGCCAGACCGCCGCGCATATTCTGTGTCGGAGACCCGAAAGCCATCTCGTGAAAGTATTGCGCTTTCGTGATTTGATCCGTGACCGGTTCTGCAAACGTCGCAGCGAGTGCGTGTCGCAGGAAGTTTACGAAATAAGGCGGAAAAGAGGAAGCATCGGGACGGAACTGGTAGTCAATCCAAACCTGCTCGTAATTTGCGTATAAGCCGCCGCTGTAAATTTCAAACTCGCGCAGAGGCAGCGCCCCTGTCGCGCTCGTGTTAAATACCGCTTTCGGGTTGCCTAAGATGTCACCCGGCAGCGCGTATTTGTATTTCCATTCATTTACGGGAGTGTCAACAAGCTGTGCAAGCTGAACTTTCTTGACAGACCAGCTGTACGGATACTGCATTATAGCAGTGTCGCGGATATCATCGTAGAGACGATCTGCAATCTGCGCCTCATCAGTTCCGTCGCTAAAACTAGAAAGAGGAGAAGCGCCCAACATAATGAGCGCATCGGAACATATGGATAGTTTCGTATCGCCTGCGGCCATGCCGACCTCTCAAAGCAAAAGGGGCGGGCCGAAACCCGCCCCGATCTTATTAGTCGCCGTCAGTCGCGGCAAGCGTCGTGCCGTCCGCAACATCGACCACACCACCGCTGTTCGAAAGAACCTGCGTCAGTGTGCTGACCCGTGTGCCACCCGTAGAGGTGACGCAATAGATCAGATCGCCAATGGCGAGCGTGTCGGAGATACTGTTGAAATATCCCGCAGTGTTTACATCAGCAATCGTGTCGGCGGTCTGATAGGTGTAAATGCTAGGAGCATTACCCTTTTTAGAGGCCGAAACAACGCCAAGTCCTGAAGAAGCAAAAGCCATAATAAAACTCCTTACTCAGTGCTGCTGATTTTGACAATGCCGTCGTCGTCGATGGCAACCGCACCAGCGGAGAACATCGAGGAGACGAGGAACGAAGTCTTCTCAGGCACATAGTTGATTTCGGACTTCTGATTCATGCTGATACCCATACCAACCGCGTCACGATGGAACGCGAAGCTGGTGCGGGTGGACGGCAGAGGAAGACCGCCTTCATCACGATCACCGAGCATGATAAATTTCATGCCCAAAAACGTATCGACCTCTCCAGCACTTAGCGCCTTGATGGTGGAGAAATCGCTTGAAGTGAGTTCAGTTTCATTCAGAAGCGCCGACAGACCATTCGCATGGATGACAATCATACGACCTTCAGCCGGGACATTCTTGGCGTCCAGAGCCTTTTTCGCCGCCAGCAATTTGTCCAGATTCAGGTTCGTACCCACGCCACCGACGTCGGTGCCTACAGTTGAGGGCGACGAAGCTGAGTTCAGCGCGTCGATACAAAGCTGATCCATCCGACGGCCAATAGCGTTACCAACGACCTGCACCAGTTCACGGCGCTCGTCGAAGTTTACTTTGGCCTGATGGAAGATGTCGCTGTATTCAGCAGCGATGTAGTCTTCCATAGTGGCAGACACCTGCGAGTAGGTGACGTTCAGCGGGGTTACGTCGGTCTGCGGGACGCGGACCGTTGCCGTGCCTTTCCCAATTTTCGGGAACTTCACGACCGAGCCTTCGACATTGTTCCGCTCGCGGGTAGCACCGGCAAGCATACGAGAAGCCTGATACGCTTGCTTGACTTCCGCGTCGAACAACTGAACGAAAGCGTTAGAAATGCCTACGGCCATTTCATTTTCCTTTCTGTTGTGTTTAACGAAAAGCGCCTATCAGGTATCCATATCGGGCTGAGGCTTGAACGGTTTTGCGCCTCGTCCCAAGGCCGGTCCAACGGGCCACGCGGTTATCCGTTATAACAATTATAAAAAACATTTCGAAAAATGTAAATACTTCCTATGTCAAGAAAAATTACTAGACTCCCCTAGCAATTCGATTTCATTCACACAGGGGAATAATCTTGCGTACCGTACACTTGATCAAACATCTTCTCGACCTTGGCGCGGTATCCGGGATCACTAATATATTCGGGCTTTGCGACCATAGCTGAAAGTTCTTCTTTTGATGGCAAACCCTCAACCGGCCCGACATCTACCGGCACCGGCTGATCGCCATAGTACGAACGGACTTTCTGTAAAGCGCGAAGACCTTGGGCAGTGCCGCCCATGATCTTGAACTCCTCAAAATCGTCGTTACTCCAAACACCTTTGCGAACAAGCCCTTGTCCCCATTCAGTCATAGACTTGATGGCTATGTCAGCGTTCGGCCCCAATTTCTTAAGTTCTTCTTCATAAGAAACTTTTGCTAAATCTTGCTCTGCGCCTGCCATGCTAATAAATTTAGATGCCAAGTCTTCAAATGCCTTTTGGCTAATGCCGTTTTCTTTTGCCCAATCTTTATACGTTGAGAAAAGTTCGTCATCTTCCGGTATATTAGAATCCTCAAATATCTTAACATCGTATTCTTCAGGCGCTTTATGCTTTCCTTGAGAAAACTTCTTTTGAAGTTCGTTGTACGATTTTGCAAGATTTTCAAGATCAGGCCCGCTTTCATCGTTCCAGAATTTGTCTGGATACCAGTCTGGACGCTCGAACTCTACTTCCTCATCGTTCTCCGCGACTGTTACCTGATCAACGCTAGGCTGCTCATCAGGAATGCGATGCTCAATAGACGCCTCCTCTTGTGGCGTTTCTTCTACCGCAGTATTCGCCTCAGCTAAAAGACCTTCGCCTTCGATTGTGTTTTCGTCACTCATAATTCTGATGCCCTTTTAATACGCCGCTCAATTTCGCGGACTAATGAGTTTTGTCCTTCCCTCGCATATCCATGACTTGCTTCTTCGCCCGGATACCAAGTCGGCTGTTCTATCGTCAGCGAACGCAAATGTTCAAACACATTTTGCCCATCTTCGCTGCCAAATACACGCAGGTACATGCGATCTATATCATCACGATCCTGCTGATTTGTACGACGAAGCTCTGGCGCTACCTGCCGGAGTCCGTCCCAACCTTCTGTTTGTTCCACTATTCTCCCTCAACCATATCTTGTTGCTCCATCGCTTGGCCTCCATCAACCATACCCTGTTGCGCCGCCATCTGCGCCATCTCAGCTGCCTGCTGCATTGCCATTTGACGCTCCTCCGGCGTTGTGCGTAGTTCAGCAGGGACTCCTAATTTATCAGCAACGTAATCAGCGATAGCACCCATGCGCGGAGCCATCATGCCCTCCGGTCCAAGCGCTTGCGAAAGTTGAACCCATTGCGTAATTTTCTCTATGTCACCCATGTTTTGTGCCTGCGCGATAGGCGACACCGGAGACACCTTTACCTCCAAACCATTTACACGCAACGGCATCTCGATCATGCCGCGCTCGTCCATGACGTACAGCACCCGCGACACGACAGGGATCATCGTTTCGGTGATCAAACGACCGAAGGCGCTGCCAAGGTTCTGTGCTAGTTCTTTCATACGCTCTGCAATTTCAGTAGCAGAACGCGCCGACATATTATCTGGCGGTAATGTGTCATCTAGCAGAATCTTCTTCACGTTCATACGAAGATCGTTGATAACGATTTGCGACACATTGAAATCGCCGGAACGCGGCAACTGCTTCAGGCTCTCACCCTGCGGCCCGCCATTACGCGCGACCGGAATGATAGCACCGGGCGTAATGCGAATCGTCTGCGGGTTGAGAACGCCATCGTCTGCCGCAGTGTACACGCCAGCGATAGATAGAGACGCATTTTTCAGTAGCAGTTCCAGTGTTTTGTTTAGCGTCTTGATGTCGGGCAGCGCCGTGATTAGCGGACCTCGACCATAGACCTCACCCGCCACTTTCATAAAACGCGCAACAATCCACGGCGACGACTTCATCTTGCGTTCAACAATCGCGGCTTTGCCATCCGGCCAGATTACCATGTAGTCGTAATCGCCACGCTGAACATCAAGAACAGTTGCCTCAAGCAAGTCGATCTCATCAGTCGGCTTCTCGTCAATCATGCGCTGAAGACGATCCGGGATTTCCGCGTCAACCCAATGCTGCTTGATCGCTTCTGCCTTCAGACGCATACGCCGGTAAACATTATCGACTTTGCCGTGTGCGCCTTCTTCGATTGCAACGAGATACTGTGGAACAGACGTGAATCGGACTGGGGTTGTCTCATCACCGGGTTGAATGAGCATGACCGCCGTGCCGACAGCCAAGTCCATAAGGAACTCACCCATCGCCAGATCGAAATTAGACTGACGCAAAACAGAAAACATTTTGTTTGCGTATGTATCAAGAACCGCCTGTGCCTCAAGCTGACGCTCCTGCGGAATATCCGGCCCCGGCTCCAGACGACACCAGCGCCCATAGGGCGGGAACAGACCCGACTGAATGCGGTTGGCAAACCGCTGCGTCGAGTTGATCGCGGTGGAGTCGAACACGCGAACCATCTTGTTCTGACCGGGCGAACCACCACCTTCGTAGTGACCGTCATACAGATTCCGCTGCGGCAGCGCGAACTCATAGCAGTCCTCGTAAATCTGACGCCAGTTGTCCTTACGACGCTGGGCCAGTTCGTGGCGCTTGATAACCTGTTCGACGGTGAGCATGACTTAACCTTTCGCCTTGTTGCGGGCGCTAATTGCACGGGCCTTGCTTTTCGCATCGGCCTTGGAAGAAGCGCCCCACGCGCGGAGGGAAAGCAACAAACGCGTGGGGCGTCCTTTCTCGTCGCGCTCCGGGCCGGGCATAGCCCCCATTCGCGCCAAGAAAGATGCACGACGTGGGTTATCGCCCTTTTTGACAGGCGCTTTCAGGTCCATACCCTGCGCCCGCGCAGAGGCACGGCCCTTTTCATTCAAACCGCCTGCGGGGTTCTTCCCCGCTTTGCGCTGCCAAGCTGGAGTCTTAGCCACGGGCGGCTCGCATATTATCAATCAGGTTGGGGTACGGACGACCAGCCTTCTTCGCTGCTCGCATTGCGGCGCGTTTTTGTTCGGGCGTCAGGCTCTTGGACTTGCCAATGCCTTTCGGTCGTTTCTTTTCCCAGACCTTCTTCATTTCTTCTTCATCATCGCGGTTTTCATATTGACCTCGCTGATTCGTCCGCCGTACTGCTTGGCGTATTCCTTCGCCGCAGACATGCCTGCTTTGGTATATGCAAACGTCTTAGTCTTTCCATTCTTCAACACTACTTTAGGCATTATGGACCCAATCTATTGTAAATATCAGTTGGACTTAACCAACTCCAAGTGTCTGCTTTTCTTCGCTAGTTGCGCTGTTATTACTGAGAAGTGAGCGGGCGCTAATCCGACGTGCGCGACGACGCGCCGCCTCTTCGCGCTCATTTCTAGTGCTTTCCTTTACGACAGGTTTCGGTTCAACAACAGGTGCGGGTGCGGGCGCGGGCGCGGGTGCGGGTGGCGGAGCAGGCGCAGGCGGTTTCTTCTTCTTAAGAGGGTTCAAACCGCCCATCAGCCAGCCCCAAGTTTCGGTGCAATGCCACGACGCGGATCTTCACGCTCCATTGAAAGTAAAGCCCTTTGACCACCAACACGCCGCGCACGACGGCGGGCAGCAATTTCCTGTTCAGCTTTGCGCTCCTGCTCCTCAAGGCGCTGTTCCTGACGCTCTTGCGCGGCATTGATCTCTGGGTCAGGCTCAGGCGGAGGAGGGAGAGGTTGCGGTGCAGGGGTCTTTGGGCTACCGAAAAGTCCACTCATTAGAAATACCTCGCATACATAAAATGATTTGACTTGTCTGGACCATACTGTCTCATCAAACCTTCTTCAACGAATCCTAATGCTTTTGCCCATCGAATTGCAAGAAAATTACTTTCATCTATCACAAACTGCAATCTATGTAATTCCATATCTATTGCAATCTTATTGATATAACGCATAGCGCCGCGTGTGAGTGATATAGGATTGCTTTCAACGATATAGCTAGTAAGCAACCAACCCTCAGCGGTGCCTGTTATCAGAGGCACAGCGCCAAAACAGCAGGCCACGTTGCCGTCATGGAGCGCTGTGTAACAATTACCATACGAAGCAAAATGCTTCAGAGTCTCGTTGTAGTCATCGAACCATTCAAAATACTGTTCCTCAAATGGGCGTAAATCCATCATATAAACATGACCCCAATGAAACGGAATCATATTCACGCGATAATTGGTTGATATATCATTCGTGGACATATATATTAATCCTGTTCATTCGAAACCTCCTGGTTACTAACGCCTTGGCTAAAGACAAGCCAAGGCGTTTTTTTACGCAAAGATATTGAAGTCGGTCGCGGCCATGTGCTGCTTGAACATCGGGCGACCGTTCGGATTGCGCGTCAAGGTGCGATGCTCCCCGCCGCCCAACATCAGATAGCCATATGCGTCTCCAACGTGCGAATGCTCGTTCTTGTTCGGCATGTCGCGGAAGCGTTCATAACCAGCACCAACCGCAACGCGCTTGAAATGATATCCGCCAGATAAAGACTTTCGTGTCCGCATACATTCCCTCGACACAAGCAGTCCGGGGCGACCGTCGATCAGACGGTTCATCGGCATCGCGCCAGCTTCACGACGCACCTTAAAATCGTTCGATACTGTCGGCTGGGCGCGAAGCCCCAACGTTCGCAGATGGTCGAACGCTGTGACCTCAAATATCTCGTCACGCTTGCCACCAGCCGGGTCGCCCCAGATAAATATCTCCGACTTCGGAAACTTCGTCTGGATATCCGCCATCAAATGATGCGCGAATCGTTCAAGCCCCATATCGAAGGCGACAAGTTCATGTACGAGATGCCATCGACCGTTCGGCATCTTCTGGCCAAACACCGCAGCGGGCGTCAAACCAAAGTCGAGCCCGACATGCACAGGCATACCAGTCTCAATCTCTAAATCCGCCGACATCAAACTATCACTAAACTCGTGCCACACCGGTTTGCCGTCCTGAACATAAACGTACTGCGCTCCGGCATAACATTGAATCCAATCAATCGTTTTACCAGCAAGCTGTTGCTCGTAATAGCCGGGAGGCAAGTTGCTTAGATTCTCTGCGCCTTCGTTAATTATCCAGTATTTGTCAGCCGCGAAGATCGCTGTTTGGTGTTCCTTCGTTCCTTCCTTTACGCCACCGGGTTGCTTAAAGAATTTCCAAGGATAGCGACCGCGTATAGGGTTCTTTTCCGCAAGGTTCGGCCACCAGTGATCCGAATCCATCGGGTTTGTTGACATCCACACGCCACGCCACGGACAACCGCCGTTCTTCTTCGTCGGGTAACGACCGACACGCGATGTCAGACCATCAACCACCGCCTTCGGCAGTTCACGCGCCTCGTCAATGAATCCGCCGGTCAGTTCAAGTGACAGCAACTTTCGCACATCACGCGGCTGATCTAGCGCGAGAAATATCACTTCGCAATCAAGACCCGGCGCTCCATCGCGTGGGGGTAGCTTGATGTGATGCGTGATCGGTGGAGACCAGCGCATATCGCCCCAAGTGTTCTCAGGGAATATCTCTTGCCACGTCTTAATCGTCGTCGTGCGAAGTTCTGGATACGAGTTACGAATGACTGCAAAGCGTGTGTAGCGGATGTTATCAACCGGCGAGGGCGGCTGCTTGACAGCGCGAAGCATCACTTCCGCCAGACTAGCATACGTCTTGCCGCTGCCGACCGGACCCATTAGGCCGCGAACAAAACTATCGTCGTTCAAAAACTTCCAGACTGTCGGGCTTTCGCTGAAGTCCAAGTTTAATCCAGTCAGCGCATCCGTATCACGCTGGCGCTTGCGACGTGGTGAACGATCAGTCGCCCGTTGCGCTCTAGCCATCCCATCTCTCCTCAGAATCCAATTTCCACAACCACCACAAATCTCCACAATAACCGCAGACGACCGCTTGCGTACTGTCGTAAATACGACCGCGAGATAACTCGCCGCAGCGGGTACACTCAACAGGCTTGGCATAAAAACGAACGTAACGACGCGAAAGGTCTATGACGTTATTCCCGTTCATCATCATCCTTATCATCGTCGTCCACGACCTCATACGTCGTCGTCTTCGGACCCGTCACGTTGATGCCAATCATGCTGGGGCGGCGCTCATCGCTGTTCGGCTCAAGCAAGCCACGATGTTTCGCCAATAAGCGAAGCGCGGACAGCTTGTCGTGCATCTCAACCTCAATCGTGTTGCCATGCTGGTTCGGCGTGATCTTCACTTTCTTGATCGACCGACGCGCCCTCTCCGACAGCTTGTCAGATGGACGCACCTGTACGCGGCCAAGTTCATCCCACGACAGCACGTCGGTGATCTCGCCGGAGCCAATCGCTTCCAGTTCTTCAACGACAGCGCGTTTCCGGTCCTCGTCGTCAGCCGCTAGAGCCGCTCGCGCCTCGCGGACGGTTAGCTTCTTATCCGTCATTGACCTCAACCCCCAACGCCGCATAGCCAGCCAGATCGATCCAGCTATCTTCATGGTCCGGTGTCTCGATCAATCTTGCCATCTTTACCGCCGCCATGCAAAGCGCGACCTCTTTCACCGTTACGCGGCGGCTCAGTATAACCGACCACATATCTGCGATCCGCTGGAAGTTCTCCGACGCATCGCCATACGCGCTGCCGCGATCCGACAGCGCGACGGTGACGTTCTCTAGCAGTTCGGTTCTATTCATCTTCTACCTCTCCCCATCCGCTGCACGTTTCACACTCGACCCATCTCACGCGATACTCCATCCACGGACCATTGTGATAGCCGCCGACCGTGTATTCGCGCTCGACTTGGCCGTCGCCGCCGCATTCTTTACATCTCATCCGTTTCTCCTGCGAGGATTGCTTTTCCGATTTGCTCGACGACCACAGCATTTTTATAAACCCAAGATTTACCAAAGACCTTAGCATCGCCATAGACTAAAGCACTGCCAAAGACCACAGCATTGTCAGAGACCCAAGAATTACCAAAGACACAAGACTTACCAAAGACCTTAGCATCGCCATAGACTAAAGCACTGCCAAAGACCACAGCTTTGTCAGAGACCTGAGCATTGTTATAGACCCAAGCCTTGTCAGAGACCTGAGCATTGTTATAGACCCAAGCCTTGTCAAAGACCCTAGCATCGCCATAGACCCAAGAATTACCAAAGACCCAAGACTTACCAAAGACCTTAGCATCGCCATAGACCTTAGCATCGCCAAAGACCCTAGCATTGCCAAAGACCCTAGCATCGCCATAGACCCTAGCATTGTCAGAGACCCTAGCATTGCCATAGACCCTAGCATCTCGCCCTACGTGTGCGGTATCAGCAACCTTAGCGGTATCAGCAACCCAGCCACCACCATTGTAATGCTTGTGAGCCGGAACCGGACCTTTACCGTCATCAAAATCAAAAGTAGTCATCTCAATCTCCTCCGATGCCGCTGAACAGGTCGAGGACGTTGATGGTTTCTTGCTCATTCACCGCCATCCCCCTTCAACACGCTGTAGTCCACCCACGCATGTCCCTTGTCGATCACGACGATGCCTTTGTTCTGCAAGGCGTCACGCGCACGATTACGCGCCTGTCGTGTCGCAGATGGCGTCTTGCCGTTGTGTTCATCATGCCACGCCGCGACAGAAACCTTCGGCCCGTGATCGACCGCCAAGTTCGTCAACGCCTGCAACGCTATCTTCTGCGGCCCGGTCAGACGTTCGCCACGCTTCTTCGGAACGCCCTGCTTATCCGTCTCATGCAGCACGACAGTCTGATCTCCAATCAGACCGACACTCACCATACGCAAGTTAATATCGTCGGCGGGTTCTGCATCCTTCTGCTTCTCCACATGGATGGTCATCAGGCCGTCGTTTTGCATGGCGCGAAGCGAAGCGTCCACGCCACCAAGTAGCGACGTGCTGCCACGCATTCCACGCGCCGCATCCTTGCCCGAATGGTGAACAGCCAACACAGCGCAACCAGCATGACGCTTGATCGCGTCACACGCATCGACAAACATACCCATGTCCGTCGCGCTGTTCTCGTCACCACCCAGAAGGGCACGGGCGACCGTATCAATCACGATAAGAGAGAAACGCTGTCCAAGCGAATCAATCGTCCGCATCAGTTTCTCAATATCACCTTGCTCACGAAAACGTACCGCCGTAGGCAGAACATAAAACGGACAGTCCGCACCGGGCAGTTCGTGATGAAACTCCCAGCCCTTGATGCGCTTACCCAATCCGCCGACGCCCTCACCAGCGATATACAATACGCTGCCAGCCGTCACGTTATGACGCCCCTGCCACGCACGGCCATGCGCGATAGACAGCGCCCAGTCCAACGCGAGAAACGACTTGCCTGCACCCGGCTCACCGTACAGCACACTGAACCCATGCTTCGTCAGCATCCCGTCAATCAACCACTCGACCGGCGGCATACGACGCAAGTGCTCAAGCGTATATATCTCGAACGTATCCGCCTGCTCGCCTTCCGCCTCGTCGCCCGATTGCTCAACTTCCGGTAGATCATCCGGCACTTCATACAACGGCGTAGAGCGCATGATGTGCTTCAACCGTTCCGCGTCATTGCCATTCGCGGCAAGCCAATCCGCGACATCGCCCTTCGGCGCAAGGTTCGGAAGCACGACGCGCTTCATGCGATTGGCGACACCGTTCAGGTTCTCCGCGACCATATCCATGTGCGCCTCGCCCGCCTCGTCGTTATCGGCTATCATCACAACGGCGCGACCTTCGAACCAGCGGTTCAAATCCTCGCGCCACTTTCGCGCACCGCCATGACTCGTCGTCGCGAGAAAACCTGCCTGCGCCAGCGCATCCGCACACTTCTCACCCTCAACGATCAGGATCGGGCGGTTGGAATGATTGACGATAAGCGGAAGGTTATACGGCAGTGGCGTCACACCATCCATGTTCCATACCCAACCGCCCTTGTCGTCAGGACGCCGTTGTATAAAACGCTTTGGCTCATAACGCAGCACTTGGTACGACAGAACACCATTCTCGTCATAATACTCATAGACCTTCGACAGCCATTCCTTTGGGCGAATACGCTCTTCAACGTCACGCGTTATGCCAAAATTCTGTTGAAGGATTTCGTGCATCGGCTTCAACGACGCACCTTCGTGATGGCGCACCATATCTACGACGCCGCCACCCTTGTTTAATTCGTAGTCAAACCACACGCCCTTGCGTAGATCGACCTCGCGCCCATTATGCGTACCCCACCGAAGTTTCCGCCCTCGCGGCTTCGGGTTAGGCTCACCCCAATAATGACGCGCCACCATCTCAATATATGCTGATAAATTTGTGTTCATTCTTCTTTCCAGAAATAACGACGGGGTAAAAAACCCCGCCGTTGTTTACCCCCCCCTAAAACAAATCGCCGTCGTCTTCTTGCTCAATAACGCGATCATCATCTTCAGGCGCGGGCGTTGACGCCTGATTGCCTTGGAAAGCATCAGGCGCGTCAACCCAACCACCAATCTTCCAGAGCGGAGACTTAAAACGCAACTCGCCCTGCGGTGTATTCACCTTGACCGTCTCAAGGTCGTCAACCACAACGAGAGCGTACTTGCCCGGATTCGCTTTGGACTGCGACACATACTCGTCGTGCAACTTGTCCATCGCCCTAAGCAACGTCTTGCTGCTGCCGGACAATTCCCGCAACCCCAAGTCCTCATTCGTCAGACGAATACGGAACGCCTGCTTGTGTTCTGGCGTTGGGCGGGCTGGCATCTCGCCACCAACGCGAGTCATCGCAAAGTCTGGATGACCCGACGCAAACGAAAGCCAACCGACCTCCATTTTCTCAAAATCGACAGCAAATTCTAGGGGAAGTTTTACCTCCTCCTCGCTCTTCTCCCATGCCCCGCTTTCGCTCTGAAAGCGGTCTTGGCGAATGAAGTCACCCGCCTTCGCGTCAAACTTCAAAATCGGCAAAATATCGCCAGAAGATTTGTTTCCTACATCTAAACCTAGAGCCATAACGTCTTTCCTTTCATTAACAGTTTCGCTCTTTCACCATAAGGACGAACGTGTCCGTCGCGTCCTTGCGTGTCGCCATCCAGATATGACCTGTGTCATGCAGACGGCGGACACCCTCTAACACCAACGACTACCGTCCTTGGCGTATTTGTATCAGCGGCACGCAACACATCTGTTGTCACTCTCAATTCGCGCCGCGTGGCGCAGCAAGCCATCGTAAACACGCAGATCGTCCTGTTCGCGGGCGGCGTCGCGAACGATTCGCACTTTTGCTTTGCGCCATGCCATGTGCGCCTCATGCGGGCAGGTGAAGCGCCCGAGGTTTCGCTGTTTCCCTCCTTCTTTGATATAGGCGCAGAATTTTTTTTTCGCCTTATCAAAACACACCCCAATCGGCCATTCGCCACGGGCGGCGGCGCGGTCGGTGAGCAGGGTATTAAGATTTGGCGACACAAAGACGCATGTGTCGGGCGAGTAGACTTTGTTTCCCGGCGCGATGATGTCTTTGTCGAGTTGCTTCCCTTCCCAATCCTGCGTCTCCATCCAAGCGCGGAACGCCATGAACGAGTGCCATTCCTCGCATACCGTGACGCCGATGTAGGTAGGTTGGCGGGCGTGGAACTTGGGGCAGTAGGCGCGTTTGAGCATACCGGACCATGCACGATAATACGGACACCATAATTGCTTACCGTCCGGTCCTCTGGGGCGTACAGCGTAGTCCGCGTCGTTTATGCCGACGCCGTGGACTTTTCGTGATTTCTTCATTTCGTGATTCTCCTTTCGCGATAACGATTTACTGTGGTTTCGTGGGAAAATTTTGTGCGATACCCCCATATAGATACGG